GTGAACTTCAAATTTAGTAGGTTTGGAATCATCTTTATGTTGTACCGTTCCTTTATGAATCGTTGTATCCATTCCAACATAATTATCTTTATGATAACCTTCTTTATTATCAATAACTTTACTTTTTACCGAATGACTGCCATGTGTGGAAGATGGTAATTCTGTAGATGCTTCATCAATCTGTTCTACTTGCTCAACATCTTCCTTGTACATATTTTTCTTTAAGCGATCTAAATGATCTTTATCTGAACCACCAGTCAATGCATTGAATGCTTTCTTCGTGACACTCTTAGCAATATCTTTGACATAAGAACCCGAATTATAACCTGGGGTTGTTCCTTTGCCTGGAATAATAGATGCACTTTCTTCGACGGCTTCTTCTTTAACCATCTTGCCAGCAGCTTTTTTGATACCAGCAATTCTCTTAGCCAACTTATCAACGTGCTCAGAGCCACCTTGACGGCGACCAGCTTTGTATCCTAAGCTGATTGCATTATCAGCAGCAGAGTCAGTTGCCTTAGCAACATAAGAACCTAGAGTTTCTTTATTCAACTCATCAATTGACTCGCCATCTAAAATCTTTTCATCAGATACTGAACCAGCTTGTGCTTTCTTGCGGTTACGCAACACGTGTAAGTCCATTGCATCGATTGCATTCTTGTCACCAGCGACAGCAGCAAGCTTCTTTTGCTTTGGAGATAATTCTTTTGCCTCAGCAATAGGAGCAGCAGCACCCATCTTACCATATGCTGTCTTAATGGCCTCTGCTTCAGCTTTTTGCTTTGCATTGTGTTCAGCTACAGACTGAGTATACAATTGAGTAATGGTATCATTGACACGACGCTCTGGAGCTTTAGCGGCGTATGAAGCTACTTTTGCATCATCCATAGAAAGAGGACGTAGCGATGCTACTTTTGAATAAGCAGCAAGTTTTTCGCTTTCTACTTTTGACTCTTCTGCTCTTTGCTTGGAAGAATTGTTAAGCAAACTAGAGACAGAGCTCAATAAGCCTTTTGATAATCCTAAGTCGTTTTTCATATTATTTTCCTAATTTTAGTTTCTAAACTCGTATACCTTTCGGTCAAATCCTTATTGTCTACTGCTCCTCCAGCAACCCAAGCATTACAGGTTCGCTGGCCGGCACACTTAAAGTGTAAGAACGAGCAATAACCAATATCTGCCTTCTCGACTGTCGCCATCGGATCGTTTCCAACCTCAGCCAGTCCACCAGCAATACAATCTCTCATTTTATCCGATATGTTGAAAGCAGCACAATTTGCACAACGCATCGTCTTTAAATTCTCTATGGAACACTTCCACATATCAGCTTTAGCTTGCCAAAAAGCTGTATTATCAGCTTCCTTATCATCAGGATTGGCAGGACCATAACCGTATTTGTCTATTGCTATCTGTCTTTTCTCTAAGTTGACAGATATATCTTGCGTAGCAATAGGGCAACCAGTCTTGGCCTCTACAACGCTGTGGGACATCCTTTTCATTATTTATTCCTATAGATCTCTTGGGTTGAGAATATACGTTTTCGTTTCTTCTTCCATGAGCTCTGGTTGTTTTTCTTCCTTAACAGCGTGGTTGTCACTATTATCGCTTGCCATACTTGAGCGAAGCATCCAACCATGCTTTTTATGAATATCCAAACGTCCTTCAATGTAGTTTAATAAACCTTTTTGATTTTCACGTTCTGCAGCTTGATGAACTTCCATTAAAATTGCAATGATTGTTTCATTATCGCGATATGTAATCGATACCATCTCTTGAATTGATGGAACCGCTGTCTGATCCTTTACAACTGATAGACTTTCATATTGGGTCAACGACCCATAAGCAACCCCATTCAGCGCTCTAATTTGTTCTGCGGTCGTATCAACAGACTGAAATATATCTTCATACAGCTTGCCGAAAAATTCGTGATACTGGAAAAAATCTTGGCCTTTAACGTTCCAATGGAAAAAGTGATTCTTCAGATACATGGCAAATGAAGATGCCAATAGTTTGTTTAGTTTTTCAATTAGATCGTTCATTATGCACCTACCTTTTTGCTTGCGGACCAAGACCAGTTACATGACCACCAGTTAGCTTTCCACTTCGGTCCAGGATTGTCACAACCATGACGTGCACGGTATGCTTTTCTACGCTCAGGGTCGTCTCGTTTAATTTCTAAATTAGGATCACCAAAACCTAGCTTGATGATGTTACCTTTATCATTCTTAACATACACAGCAAACTTCTTTGGTCCGCCGGTAGTTCTGACAGGCTTATTTAATGTCTTGCCTTCGTTGCTTTCTTCCACAAGAGTGTCCCACTCTTCCTGTGTCCACTCTCCATAGATATAATCTTCTTCAGGGACGCATACATTTTCAAACTGAACACGTTTTTGTTGTTGTAGTTTATCGCGAGTTAAGTAAACAATAATATCAGCCATGGAAGAGTAGTCTTTGCTCTTCATTGCTTTAACTAATTCTTTTTTAACTTGGCCAATCTGCGGAGCAGTGCTACGAGTCAATCTATTAGATGTTTTAGTAATCGCAGAACTAACAGCCTCACTCAATGCTGTATTGAATTTACGTTTACGTGCTACATCAAGGCGATTGCGAGTTGTATTGGATGTGTAAGATGTTTTAGCTGTGCCACGACCATATGAAGTCTTTGGACGTACAGTAGTAATCTTTCCAATCTGTTGTTTCTTTGCCTTCAACTCCATATTAGCGTGCATTACGCCGGTAGCATCACCTCTTTCAGCTGCTTGCGCAATTTTACTACGAAGGCCTGCTTCCATTTGTTTACCTTGGTTAGCAAGACGTGTTGCTACTCGTTTGTTAGTGCTAACCATGTTCTCTAAGATCTTATCTTTGATTTGGTTAGTACGACGACGAATAACGTCAGCTATTTTACGCTGAGCTGTTTGATCTTCATCATCGCTGATATCTTTTTCAATTGATGCGTGCTGCTTATCAGAATGGGTTTGCTTTAGGTTCTTGAATTTGAACTTAGCCATTTGACGAGGAGTTTTCATTCCCATCTGAACCATGTCATCGCGCGTTAAGTCTTCGTGTAGGTCGCTATCTTGTTCCCAAGCAGCACCTTTAGCGAGATAGGAATTTACTCTTGCAAATCCTTGTTGTTGAGGTGTGTGATTAGTTTCTTTTTGTTGCTCGATTCCTCTTGCATACACTTCACACAACACTTTTAAAGACACGCCACTACTCTCAGCTTTATTCGCTAGAGCAATAGCAGCCTTTTCTGAAATTAATTGTCTTATGTTCATTTGTTCTGCAACCATTGGTGTGATTGAGTTAGAGATTCTTTTGCCTGATGCAATACTTGCAAGACGAGCAATTTCATCACGCTTGACACGTGGTGCAAGCCTTGTGGCCATTCTAACTATTTGTTTCTTACGCTTATCCGCCATACGATCAATTGCTATCTTATCGGATACGCTAAGTGTTTTATAATTCTTACCGCGCTCCCCAGCAAGACGTTGTCTCATGTTCTGGCGAGCTCTCTTCAATGCTCTGCGACGCAACTGCAATGTCTTAGCAAGTCGCTTACGAGCAATCGCGCGCGCACGACTTAACTTATTCTTGTTCATTGTCATGTTGCGAGCTCTGCCCAAACGAGTACGCAACGATACCGCTTCTTCTAATGCCTCTTCATTTATTTGTTTGAAGATCTTTTCAGCGTGTGGGTGTAGAGCTTTCGGAATGAACTTTTTTAGCTCTTCAGGACTCTTTGAAGCACGCGCCTTTGTTCCTGAAACGCCAGCTAATCCTGTATCGCCTTCTTTACGCTCTTTACCGAACACTTCCAAACCAACTGGTTTGTTGAAGTGGTATTCGCCATGAGCGGATGACTTGTTGTTGTATTGATTTAAACGATCGACGATTGGCTTTCTATCTGAACCGCCAACGAATGTTAAGTTTTTTGCACCGCGGCTATACACTTCAGCGGCTGCGTGTAGCGGAGTTTGTGTTGAAGCAACTTGCACGTTTGGTCCAACAACAGTCTTAATGTATTTGACATTATCCTCAGCGGAGATTGGTCTTTTAGATGATCGTGTAGTGAAGACATGAACATGCTCGAAATTACGCTGAGCATGTTTAATTAATTCGTGGTGTGCTATTGTAAGAGGTCTGAATCCTCCAACAATAATAGCATGTTTGCCATTTTTAGGAGAAACGATTGGCTTTTCGTCCTCATTAGCTTCCATCAAGAACGGATCGATTGTTGGATTGATTACAACTTTATCGGCAGGTTTGCCTGTGAGGGTAGTATTGCCCTTAACAACTGCAAGAGCAACTTCTTTTTCTGTAGGAGTTGGAGCAGAACTCTTTGGTTTTGCTTTATTTGGCGTGTTTGGAGTATCATCCTTAGCGGCTTGAATGTCGCTCAACGACATTTGATATTCAAACGGGTCTTGTCTTGTATCCATATTGTCCTTATCAGGTTTGCCTTAGCCTATACTGAGATGGAAGTATTTATACTAACTTTGCGTTCACGACGTTCCAGTTAATAATGTTCCATATGTTTTTCAGGTACTGCTTCTTATCAGATTGGTAATCTAATGCCCACGCATGCTCCCACCAATCGACTAACAGCGCAATATCATTAGGCATTTGAGAATGATTTGCAAAGGAAATGATCTCTCCTTGCTTGTTTAGATACACCCAACCACTGCCCTGTATCTTCATTGCGACTTTCTCAAATTCATCTCTGAAGTTGTTGAAAGTCATGTATTTGCGAATAATTAAGTCTTTTGCAGCACCAAATGGTCTGTTATTTTGTACAGGCTTTTGGAATTGTGCAAAAAATACGTTGTGGAGGTATGCGCCATGCTCATTGAACACAGGATCCCCTTCACGTTTATTGAATCGCTCAACATAGCCACTTGCTAACTTACCGTAATGATAATCAATTGTATCTGAACTCATTACAGGAGCAAGGTCGTTTGCTTTGTATGGTAAGTCGTATTGAACGAGTTGTTTATTGCCCTCGGTCAGGTAATTGTTGAGGCTTTTCATCTGGCGTTCTTTTCGAAGTTCAAACGATTAAACTCATGTCTATCGTTCATTTTAGTTGGGCGATTATTAATAACAGCAACAAACCCTTCTGGTTTAACAGCCTTGCCATTAATCGTATGAGCGTAGTCTTGGTGTGATGATAATGATTTCACCAACACATTCTTCCCCATCTGTAATTCTTTATGCATCTGCAACGCATTCTCTAAATGCTCTGAATTATTTTCTGCATGGCTGGTAATTTCCTTACCAGCATTAAGGTTCTTTGTCTTACCAGCTTCTGTCTTTAACTTATCAGCTGCTTTCTTATAAATGTTGGTGACGTGCTGTGCGTATCCTTCTACGGAAGGTTCTTCGCCAGTTCTTACAGTCTGGTTAATATAAGTCTTCATATGATCGGCGTGCTTAGCGACAGCCTCATATCCACCATTATCTTGCAATGTATTATGGAAGTGATCGGCGTTATCCATATGTTGCTGAAACTTTTCAGAGTCAGCTGGGGTATATTTTGCTTTATTGATATTGTAACTAACATCCACTAAGTGTACATCTGGATGTTCTGTAAACCCTTCTGTACCAGCATTATACTTTGCTTTCATCTTTTCAAATGAAGGACCATGATATGCTGTATGGAATGCTACCCCGAGTTTAGACGTAGCAGCTTGTTCTGCTTCACCCTCTCTCTTGGTAGTGTATGTAATTGTATTAGGAGTAAAGCTAGCTTGGCCATCCTTGACTGCAACGTCCCCTTCAGGATTGCTTTTGCTCTTGCCACCAGAGTGCATAATGTCCCCTTGGTAGATTCCTTCTTTAGGCATTACTTTAGGTAGATGTTTTAGAGCAGCTTTCAGTTTTGCAACTAAACCAGGAGCATGTCCGTGGTTACGTTCAATATCTTCCGGTGTGTAGTTAATCTTTGGTGTCTTATTGAATCCCGACTTAGTCATAATAAAGAACTTACCGTTCTCTGGATGATGACCAGCTACGATAGAAGGAGAACCATCAAACTTAGTTGATATTGATACGCCACTCTTGCCACCTTGCATTGCATGGTGAACGCCAACTAATGTTTTCTTTGCGTGTTCGAAACCAGCAGCACCAGCATTAATAGGATGGTCTTCTGCGTGTTCTAAATGAGTCAGCTTTGACTCATCTGATGCAGCTTCAGTAATTAATAGTTTAAACTTCTGCATATTATTCAATCGGATGAGCAATAGATGGATGAATCTTTGTGATTACTTCTGGTGAAGAGAACTTCTCGCCCTTGCCAACAACACTGAACTCTCCAAACTTAAATTCTTTGCCGTTCTCATCTTTACCGTACATATGAACAGATGTAGTGCCTGGAGTATGTTTAATTCTCATCTGGCCTTTTGTTCTCAATAGAGCATCACGGATTGCTTGATGTGTATCAGTAATCTTATGAGTGTGGCCCTGATCTTGACCTGGCTTATCAATAGATGTCAATGTCAATACAGGAGTGTGTGTAGGAGGAGCAAGATGAGCCATCAAAGCGTGATGTAGTTTTTCTTGGCCTGCCTCGCGCGACATCTTATCTAAATGTTTGAAGATGTCATATGCCATTCCGGTACGTGCTGTATGGGAGCTCTTATCGACTGCTTCTTTTACTTCACGTTGCTTTTTGGTAACTTTACCAACGCCTTTATCAGCAGCATCGACAGGATCTCTAAACTGACGCTTGTAGCGTTCGTTGTTTACTCCCTGCTCGCCACGTTCTCCAGTATTACTGAAGCCGTGATCTTCCATACGCTCGAGGTGAGCAGTATGGTGTTTATCCATTACATTAGCTTTCATGCCCATGCGAGTATCGAAACCAGCTGATGGTCTGTTATCCCAAGTTACAGGAGAAGACTCACCACCATATACTTTGTTGCTAATACCAATATGGGATAGCTCGCCAGTCTTCTTGTGTCTCAATGAAACAACTAAATCTGGCTTTGTATTCTCAGGATCTTTTTGGCCCGTTGCTCTTGCAACATCTTTAGCACCACCAGGTGTGTGGAATACTTCTTCGACTTTGTGGTTAGGGAATCTACGCTGTAGTTCTTTATGTACTGCTTGGCCTGCTTCTTGTCCCATCTGAACATAACGCTCAGCATGTTGGCCCATCTTAGCATGAAGAGCAGTAAACCCTTCTTTAGGGCTCTTACCGTTTTTATCTTTGAACTTAACCATATGACCTTCGTCGTGGTTAGTAAGTCCAGCAGCAGAGATAATTCCTTGGCCTGTTGAGTATTCATGCATTGTACCCTTATCGGTATTAGATGCACCAGAAAGACTTGCTCCTCTTTCAAGCAATAATGCTTCAGAAAGAAAACTTATAAATTTTTTCATGTTAGGACCACTATTGAAATTTGTTTGTTGCCGTACTTCTTGATTTGTGCGGCTAAGTCTATTGCTGACCCATCAGCAACGAGCAAAGGCTTGGCCTTTGACTGTCTGATAGTGTCGATTACTTCTCTTATTGTGAATCGTTCGGGATGAGCAGACGACGTAGTCGTGCTTGGTGCGCTGGCCGTATTTGCAGTATCCACTAACAATTCTCCTTATCTGTCTTATTTATCTAAGGAGAAAGTAGTGGTTAGAAGTTGAATATTTTTGGATTATATGCTGCAGAACCGCTATTTCGGAAATGATCTTCCAACATTTCAAAGACAAATGCTTCATCTTCCTTGCCGCGGCGTGTAAAGTCTTCTTTTGCAGCTTTAAAGAATTTAACAAGACTTAATGCATTAATTCTATCGTCAGCCATTGCAGCTGGTTTAAATTTTGCTTTTCTTTGAAACATATCCACCATCTCCATAAATTAAATCGGTCATATATTGATGAGCTTTTACCTCATCCTCAAAGTATCGCACAATTGTGACATTAAAGTCAACATTGTGAAATATTAGGCAAATACTATCATTATTGAACACGCTACCCTGTATAACCCAGCCGTTTGTGAATATTGGGTTTATTGATACAAGGCGACTTTTGTACATCTCAGTTATCGCGTTCGTATTTTGTTCTTCTATAACGAATTTTGAACTTCTCAGCAAAACGTGACCAGAGTCCATATTCACGTCCATGAGCTTCTATTTCCCACGGCGTATCCCAGTAATCGGTACTGGAAGATACTCTCTTACCCTTCCAAACGCTCATATTCTCATCCAATTCACCCATAGCATACTGTTTTAGATGGACAAACTCGTGAGCGAGCGTCATCATCATATAGCGTTTAGATTTGTTTCTTTGTATTTGAATTTCGAATTCACGAGGCTTGCCACGTCGATTATGGCCGGAAACCTCACAATATCCGTCCGCATTTTTATCGAGTTTACCTAAAAATTCGATATCAACGGTGATATGCTTAGCGATATGTCTAGGCAACAAAAGGTCAAGGTAGAACGAACTGGCCTTTAGGACAGCTGTTTTGAATTGAGAATCGGTGAGTCCAGAGATGCTGATTAACATACGATTTCTTATGAACACTGGGTTCCCTCGTGGAGTTACTTACTTGTCTTTGGTATGTATCTCATTCAAGTCTTTGTCCAATTCATTCCAAAGATCAAAGGGCATATTAAATATTTTGACAAAAAGCTGGACAGCGACTACTAAACAGGTAACCGTTAGATTAATGGGGAAAACTACCGACCAAGCGCCTAGAAGTGTAATGTATCGTTTCAACTAAAGTTCTCGAAAACGTTTTTGTCAAATTTGCGTTCTGACCCAATACGTCTTCCAGAATCTGTATTATCGAATACCGGCTTATCATCTAGCACGTCATCCTGTGCATGTTGTTCAACGTCATAGAGCTTCATTTTAGCCCTATCCACCCCTATAACAAATCGACGATGTATCGCTGGATCACCATATCGATTTTTAAGCTGTTTAACCATTAACTGGTTCATCTCTTGTAATTCTTCCGTAGAGATCAATGCAATCATAAGGTCAGCAGTTGCTGGTAAACCAAACGATTCAGAAGTATCTTCTAATCCAAGATCCGAACTTGTGAATCCTGAACGAGTCGTCTGAGTAGCACTAACAATCGGTACATTAAATTCGACAGCTAAACCTCTTAGTTCTTCAGCAATAGCCTTGATGTAAGTATAGGAATTGACATTCGCCCCATACTTCAATCTGGAAGATGCACATATATTTAGGTAGTCGATGTAAATGATTTCAGGAACGAAGTTCTTCTTCAACTTCAATTCATTTAGTAAATGTCTAAAGTGAGCAGATCCAGCACTTGCAGTTGGATACTCTTTGATAATTAACTTGCCTGGTGTTGCAGACTTGACTCTATCTACCTTCTTCTCATACACATCACGAGGGAGAAGAGACAACTCATCTAACGATACGTTGAGTAGGTTAGCGTCGATACGTTCAGCAATACGTTCTTCTGCCATCTCCATAGTGATGTATAGAACATTCTTGCCTTTTGTTACGTTGCTGGCAGCACAATGACACATAAACAGAGACTTGCCAACGTTCGTACCAGCGAGAATAATATTCAGAGTCTTATTAGGTATACCGCCCTTAGTAATTCGATTGAGATAATCTAAATCAAACGGTACCCGAGTTTCTTTCTTATGGTAGTATTCATATCGCGTCTCCACATCTTCCAACAGATCATGTCCGATATGGTTATCGAATGATATTCCCAAAGCATCAGAAAGGATCTTGGGAATTGCTCCCTTATCATCGCTTCCGTTCTTATTGTCAAGAATACCAATACTTTGATAGATGGCATTATAGATTGCTTTGTCTTGGCAGAACTTCTCTGTCTCGTCAATTAGCCATTGAAGGTCCGCAGGCCTATCTTCCAACGAATCGATTTGCTTAGTTAGCTTTTCACTTTCATCTTCCGTCAGACCAACGTAACTATCCACTTCTACACTTAGTGCAGTCTTCGTTGGGAAGCTATTATACTTGTCAACGAACTTAGCAATGATAGTAAATAGCGTTTGGTCTATTCTACTTTGAAAGTATTCTTTCTTGATGAAAGGAATCACTTTCCTTGCATAATCCTCATTGAATATAAGGTTAGCAAAGATTGTTTGTTCGATCATAATATCCTACAATTATCGTGCTTTAGGTTTAAGCAAAGCACATTTATATTCATCCATTACTCTTTTAGACAGAGCTGTATATGCTGGCGGGCTTGGACGCTCGACCAACGGGTTGTTAACTTTCTTCTTCTTGTCCTGCAACAGTACAGCAGTATTAGATTGAGCCATTAGTATCATTCAAGAATTGCGTTGAGTTCTTCTGCCAAACCTTCTTCATTAGCCATGATCGATCCTGTCGATACTTGGTATGTGTTTTTAATCCACTCTTGGAATCCTTTTAACTGAATAATAGGTAACCAGAATTCTTTCGTATCTGTGTCTTTGATGCGGAACTTTTTATCTTCTACAACACCATCTTCATCTACACGACTATACCACCCATTAGATGGTTTGACAACATGGCCAGACTCTAGGGCCATATCAAGTAGACCAGACCATGTTGATATACCGCCATGATGTCTTACTGTGACAGGAATCTTAGACTTCTCGCGAACATAGCGGGACTTCTCTACATTAATAATAAAGTTGTATCCAACCAACTCCGTTCCGTCTTTCTCTTGCTGACGACCCAATATAAAAATATTATCAGCAGAGTAATAAGAACCAGTACCACCGCCAACGATGTCTTTGGGATACAACCCAATCTCTTTGTAAGTATGGTTAACAACGACCATTGGAATATCTTTAATCGTCAAGTGAGGTGTTACCATACGGAACAGACTCTTAATCTGCTTTGCTCGAGACATATCAGCAACAGACTTACCTTCCATAGCATCTTCAACTTCTTTCTTAGAAGCAAGATTACCGATCGAGTCAATAACAATAATCACTCGCTCGTTGCGTTCAATCCCTTGCAACTGAGCCATAATATCAAACTTCAATTGCTCAATATCTGTAATCGGAGTATGAACAACCCGGCCAAGATCGATACCAAACGAATCGAAGTATGATTGAGGAGTACCAAACTCAGAATCATAGAACAACATTACAGCATCGGGATACTTGTCTAGGTATGAGCGCGCCATCAATAAACTAAAAGCAGTCTTAAAGTGCTTACTAGGACCAGCCCACATAGTAAGACCAGGAGTCAATCCCCCATCCAGTCTACCACTCAACGCAACGTTGATTGCTGGAATTGCAGTTGGAATCATATCCTTCTTAGTAAAGAACTTCGACTCAGATAAAATATCAGTATCTTTAATAGTCGAATTCTTACGAATCTTATTAAGCAAGCTCATTGTATTTCCTTTATAAATTAAATTCCAAACTTCTCTTTAGCATATGCAATCAACTTCTCAGACTTAGTCCAGAATATAGTAGCGATACATCCGCTGGCAAGAATAGCTGACACAACAGCCATTGTACGTGCAATTAAAGAAGTAATCAACAGCAAAATGTACATCGGTACAATTGCTAACATTCCTAACGTTAATTTCATAACACCTCACATAAAATTATCTAGGGTCATACGCTCATATACTGGTTCTTTGCTATACTTCTCATGTAATGGACCGGTTAGACCTTTTAGAATATGAACATTGTCTACACAATAGTTGACAATTTCAACAATATCGTTATAACGACAATCACGACACTCTTTCATAGGGACACCCATTACAGACTTGATTACAGAATATATGTGAGCAATCCCAATCCGTCCATGAGGATGAGCTGTATGTGATGGCAATACGTTGTGTATTAGAGTTCCCTTTTCAACAATCAACGCATGTAACTGCTTGATGTGTTCTTCAGTCATTACTTCATGTCAACAATAGAGTCCTTACTAATCTCTATTATACCTTGTTTCTTTTTATCAATCAACCCTCTCGCTTTTTGATACCAACGAGGCGACCATCCTTCTTTTTGAGGTGGTGGGGTTGGAGGTTGTTCAGGAGGAAGTGGGGTCTCGATATGTTTGTCGGGATTAACAATGTTATCTGTAATTTCACATTGAGTATTCGGACAATGGGGTCCTATTCCTTTTGCGTATATGATTTTGGTACCACATTTGAAACAATTTCCATAATCCTTCATTGATTCCGAATGGTTGAAAGAAGCTAACCACTTTTCATCTTCTGTTAACGGTTTTGTTGGTTCAGGTTGCAACTCTTCAGGTGTTGGTTTTTCCGTATCTTCCCAAACATATAAAGGTTGCGATTCAGGTTCTTTACGAGTGAGAGAATGGTTTGCTGCTAACAACAACATAATTGCTAACGGATCGAATACTATCACTAACGATATAATGACCCAACGTACAGCTTTCTCCATTACGTTTTGATCGGGGTTGTCTCCGTAGACTAGGGCAGCGATATATTTGATGGGGCCGACTTCAGCCTCAACCTTACGGACTTCTGTCGCGATCGGTGCACGTTCTTGATTGAGCTGACTAATTGTTGTCTGTTCGGCTTGAATCTCGGATTGAATGCGCTGGCGTTCTTTTTGCTGACTGCGACGGATGGCAACAGCTTTGTCGGCACCTTTTTCATCTGAGCTTCTGCCCATAACTTGGTCCACAGCCTCATCCATCTGTTTAAGCGCTTTACGGTTGAGCTCAATATTCTCCTTCGACGTTCTGATTCTTTCATCATATACAGCTAATTTAGATATAGAGTCACCTCCAACGACTGCTTGTTCGAGGTGAGCTTTAGATAGAAAGCCGAAGATCCCCATGCTTGTAATGAACATGAGGATAACAACAGCCACGGTGAGATAATACTTAATGATTTTTGGAGCAGTATGCCAATTGCGATACAGCCAAGAAGTTGCAACTACTTTTCCTGCTTCTAGGGAAGAAGCCATAATGATAACAGGAATGAGAGCAGACGCAAAGATAACCGCTAGTCCGACAATACTATAATATGCCGCCACCGCTGACAGCAAAAGAGCAATAGCAAGAGCTAGGTAGTTGACGATCATTTCACTAGTGCTTCCACTTGCTTAATAAACTCTTGCATCTTCTTTTGTCTACCGGGCCAGTAGATGTAGTCTTTCTCTGCATCCTTAGCGAGGTTATTCAAAAGAGGCATTACCATTTTATAGAGAGTGTTTAGCTTCTCTTCATATGATGCTGCTACTTGCTTGAGTTCTTGATCTTGGTGAGCAACCTTTGCTTCTAGCTCACGCTCTATTGCCTTCAATTCATCTTCACTTACTGCAGTGAATCCGAAGTCAAAGTCTCCTAGTTCTTTTATTGCCATTATAGTCCTTCGTAGATTGCTGAATTACCAGCGTGCTCGAATACCTCAGCGCTACGCAACTTAATACCCTTACCTAGCGGATACCGAGCAACAAATTCAACATCTTGTTGGGTTGTTGTATTGTAAAACTTCCATTTACCAGTTGTCTGGAATCCTTTTAGGATGTCATCCATTGTCTTATAAACAAGTTCAGCAAACTTCTCACAACCCACTCCATCAACAATACGCAGATCTGCAATTCCATCTTTGTAATGTGTCTTGTCAAGTAGTAATAGTTGTTGGATTTGTGGGTCATCATTTGCAACTACTAAGGTATGATCGAACATATATTCAGACCACTCTTTAAATGCTTTTAGACCCCCAAAGTCCATCACCCAATTCTTTTCATCGAGTGTTTCACTTTCGAATATTAATTTAATACCAATCGAATACCCATGTATCAATGAACAGTGACTGTGCGTAGCTCTCCACTGCCTAAAGCAGCATGAAAGTCCACGATCTGTTCCATAAGTCTTTGTACTAATATATTTTGCCATTGTTATCTCCTTTAGATTTAGCAATGGCGGCAGAGTTTATATAGCGGGATGACGCCTTGAGACCGCTTAAAAGAAGCTTTCTAATGAAACTTGCTTTTCTGTATGCCAACCGAGAACATCCAAAATAGTTTGGAGTGGGTCAATAAATGACTTCTCAAACTGGGTATCATAATCGATACAATCCAATAAGTCAAGCTCTTTTGGTAAAGAGCCTGGTGTAGATATAATATTACTGTGAGCAATGTTCGGCACTTTGAGGAAACAGAACTTAATCTTCTCCCCTTCTCCGATAGCTTGATATTTATTCTGCAATCCATTTTTCTTTAGCATGTGATTGTATATCAATGCGCCACGTACATGGATTGGTGTTGACTTACGATAGATTGTATTCGAGTCATAGTATGTAGACAAACCACGAACGCTTCTCGGAAAAGCAATCTGCTCAAAAGGTAACTTTTTAAATTCTTCTCTAAAGTTTGCAATGAAAGCAATTAGGTCATCTTCACTAGATGTCATAATCAACTTCAAAGCAGCTTTAATGTTATCTCTACAAGCAGAAGGAGTAGAAGAGCGAACTGCCTCAATACCAGATAGCTTTAACTTCGGTTCAGTATATTGTACACCCTCGTTGTTGTACACATTGAGGATGTAACGCTTCTTAGCAGTCCAAATACCCTTATCAGCAATTGCCTCTCGCTTCATAACCATCTTCTGGTCATAAGCGTTTACGTACTGAGCTAGTTCTTTGTACGACTTATCAATAAAAGGTTCAAAGATTTTCTCACAAGCCGTATCAAGATATTTGACGATCTGGTCTGTCGATTTTCCCTGACAAGTTTGATCAACAAGCTCACCAAGATCGAGATACATCGAATCTGTATCACACGCAATAACATAATCTACATCTCCAGTCTTTAATTGTTTGTTGAGGTAAGCATTTATCTTTCTCTCCATCCAACGAATAGACAACTGGCCGGACTTAGTAATCGATTCTGCAAGGTCTCTATTGAACCACCTAAAGTAGATATTCGATAAAGCACCATAAGCTGAGTTCAATTGAATCTTCTTAGCGAGCTGCATGTTATGGCAGCGTGCAATCTCTTTCTCTATCTCGTACGACTTATCTTTCTCGTACGCTTGCTTAGCAGCCAACATCTGCTTCTTAAACTTGACACGGTCGTTGTACATCTTCTGCATCAGCGTTGGCAAGAATCCTTGATAGTCTCTATCAAACATACAACCAGAAGCAGCAATCGTTCTATTTTGTTCTCTCGCTCGATCAGCATATCCTTCGTTAAGAGCGCCATCAAGAATAGACTCAATAGACAACCCTTCAATCATCTCAACATATGTCTCAGGTGAGATGTTATATTGCATAATCAAATGGGGATACAGACTGTTCAAGTCAAACGACACAACCCAATTGTGCATTCCAACTTGTGGATCTTTAACATAAGCACCAACAATCTGAGAGTCTTTAGCGCCCTTCTCAACGATAGGAACAACAATCCCTCTCGATAGCAAATAGTTGTGGATAATGATATCCCACATCCGCACAGATGTAAACGAATCGCTGTAGTTACATTTACCATCATATGCAATAGCATATATCTGCTCTAAGAACTTTAGCTTATCTTCTAGCTTGTCTACAAGCTCAACGTCTCGAATATTATAGTTAATGTAGTTCTGGTAATCACCTTTGTAGAATTCGTCTAATGTCTCAAAACCAAGCTCAACATAATCTAACTTACGTTCACCAAGCTCAATAAAAGCGATATGGTCTAGTTTAAACGACTCTTGTTGGGCAAACGAGAACTTCTTATACGCTTGCATGTAGTCAATAATATTAACACCGACAGGAGTAAAAATCGTATACTCTTTACCCATAATCTCAAGTGTTCGTTGATCTAGGATACCCCAAGGCGAAAGACGCTTTGCAGAAGCATCACCCATTTGACGACGGATACGATTGACCAGATAAGGAATATCGAAAAACTCAATGTTCCAACCAGTAACAACATCAGGGTCAAGATGTTTTGACTGCCATGCAGTAAGGAATTTGTTAAGGAGTTCATGTTCGTCTTTGCACTGAATGTATGTGACGTTGTCTGATTCAGTAGTATATTCTTTCAATCCAAATACAAGCGACTGGCCCTTCTTACGAAGAGTAATAGCTGTTACCATTCTATCTGCTAATGCAATATCAGGAAATCCCCCATCAGAGTCAACCTCGATATCGAGTGACACGAGGCTAATTAATTTAGGGTCGTAGTCGATCTCACCGGGATAATTATCATTGATGAAAGTATAGACAAAGCTGTCCAAACCATACATTGGCTTACCAGCAACACCTCGGAAGTTCTTTATGTGCTCACGTGCTTCGTATACACTATCGAACTCTCGTTTGTATACTGGCTCACCTTTTAGAGTCTTAAACGGAGTCTCTACTCCACGTTCTCTATAGACACGGTTAGGCTCGAAGAGATAAGGATTGTAACGAATCGCTTGTTGGACTCGTTCCCCATCCTTATAACCTCTTAATAGAATATCTGCTTTATGTAAGTGTACGTTTGTGTAAAAGTTCAAATCTTAAGCCCACAACTTTCATCATAGCAAGTGTGTATGCCAAGCTGCTCTTGCGTCAATCCACAACGCGGACATTTTGTGTTTGCTAAGATTACTTTAGCCCCACCAATAGTCCCAGGCATCTGCATTACATCTTTCGCTTCATACATTTCTGGTTCTGGATTGGCAGGAGGGAATGGCCACTCACTATCGTTTCTCAATGTCTGTGTCCACTCATGCTCTTCTTCAATCTCTTCAAGAGGCTCTTCAGGTGGGAATGGTTCAACAACATCAAGATGTCCGTCGAAGTAGAATCCAACACCCCGTAGGAATTGTTCGAATGATTCAATAACACTCATTAGCGACTCTTGTGTCACTTCGTGGGTTATTTTATTACCATCAACTTTACCATACAAGTCTGTATGTTCGCAAATAAATGTATACTTACTCATAGCTCTACCTTCTCACCATCTTTAGTAAAGAACGCGTTCATTTTTTGCTCGTCGTTCCACTTCTTGCAATAATCATTATCAGTATCACACAACTCTAGAGCTTCTTTGAGAGAAACAACACGGTGTGATACAATCACCTCACCCAAATGTTCTTGAGAGAATTCTTTTGCTTCATGTAGTGTAACAGTATCGAGTGCCCACTCAGCTTTACCCTTTGGCACTTCAACCATATAACGCTCACGGAATTGGCTGACACACTCAACCAATACCCATTCTTTTTCTTCAGTCTTTTCAATCTTTTTCATAGTCCATGACCCATCTTTATTATCAATCCATTCGATATCATCACCAAGATTCCAACCAGCCTCTTTCATAAAAGCGTCAGGTAACTCTATGTACGTATCGTCTGTCTTCTGATCGTACTTAACATCAAGAACCCATTTTTCCATCATCACCATCTCCCATCATCTAACCAAACAGATATTTTAACGAATAAAAACTTAAAAGTCCACCTCATATCACATTCTCCCATCTCACTCACATGACGTTCCCAATGAGGATATATCCACCAATGTAATGGATTAAAATGGAAGGTAACGACTGCCCCACTATAGCGGAACCAGTCGTACCATTGTACCTTAGGTAACATTAGACGTCAACTATCTTGAGTTCGAATGTATCGGCAATATCTTCGTGGCCAGCATAACCACGTGGATTACAAACAACGCGTGTATCACCAATCATATAATCAAATAGTTCGTGTGTGTGACCGTGAGTCCACAATTTGATTTGCGGACGATCTAATATGAACTCAGAAAGATCAGAATGATATCCACCATTCATAATTTGGTCATCACGGTATCTTGGATGACAGCTTTGCATAGAAGGAGTGTGATGTCCTACGACAACGAACTTACGATCATGCTGCTCACCAACAACGGTCTTGATGTATTCAAGCATTTGCTTGTGATCTTCAACCGCATCTTCTGGACTGAACCTAGCAGCGCGTGTCTTGAATACAACCTTCGTACGACTTTCAGATGGTTTTTCAATCCACTCTTGATCTGTCATACCGATTGGCTTATCAATAGGATCGAATGTTCTGAATGACACTTCGCGGTTGCTGTTATCGACGCATCTGAAATCATTCATCATACGAACGATTGCATGGAGCGTTAGTGGATCTTCTTTGTTCATATCTGTCCACAATGTCCCACCAACGAATGTGATATCCTCAATCGTGATACATTCTTTATCAAGAATATGGAGATTGGAGATATATCCTAGTCGTTTTTTAAGATCGGAGATTGTGTACTTGTAGTCACCGTGATAGTGCTCATGGTTTCCAGCAACGTAAATTACTTTTGGAAACTTCTTAGCACAATCGATGAAGAAGTTGTGATAACGGTCAGATTTTCCGAACCGCATGTTGGGATCGAGGTGAGGCTCATATTCCATTAGGTCACGAGCAACACAGATGTCGCCACTTAAAATCAATACATCGACATCGCCTGGATTGTCAATAACAATAGGCTGAAACTCAAGATGGAGGTCGCTGCAGATACCGATTTTCATAATATAATTCCTTTACAGCTCAATTATACCCTTTTATGACATTAATGTCAACGTCCTCCTCCTCGAGGTCGACGCCAATCTCGTCCATCATGTATTGGGTAAAATCGTCTAGTAATTCTTGGTCTGTAGCACCATCAACGTCTGCTAAGAAAGCGTCAATGTACTTTTTTGCTTCGATAATTTCATCATAACGGACACCAGGATACTCCATCATCAGATCGCTAAGATCCATTGACTTCAGTTCGTCGTATGTCCATTCTTTTGAATAGTCGAGTGTATACCAGAGACTGAGCACTTGCTCTCCTCTAGTGGGACCTGAGCATGCATTCCAGAATGAATACCAAGGTGAGTTGGACCAACGCGAGTAACTCATCTTGTATGTATATTACATTGATGTGGCTATTTGAATTCCTGAACCGAACATTCGGTTATAGTTGTTTAGCATATCTAAACTTGGTTCGAATTGAACAACGACGTGCTGAGAGTTGAATGCAAAGGTCTTGCCGTCTGCATAGGGTAGGAATGGCATTAGTCCAAGGCTGTACTGGCCTTGAGCTTGCCCGGGCATCATTATTACTGATGCTACATCTTTTACAACTGTTTGTGCTGTCCCTTGTTCAGACAACTTACCAATCACTTCTTCGCCTGAAGATAACTTCAAGCACATAATCTTATCCATAATTAATCCTTATTGATTTCTGAAATATTTACGAGCCTCAGCTTTCTTACTTTCCTGTATTACTTCTAATAAGACAACAAAAAATTGTTTAATTCCGTTAATTATTTTCATACCATTCCTCTTCTTTGTAATATTCTCATTCTATTTTCTAAGTCAATGTGGTCGACAGCGTCGGCAAGATATGCCTCGATTTCACCCTTATAGGATACTGTAAATGTTTTCTTTACCCAGCTCCAAAAGTCTGCTAATGCGGGAGTGTCGACTCCCGCTAATGGTTCTAGTTCTTTATGCATGTTTCTACCCATATGTGATTTGGACAAAAAGAAAGCCGAGGATCGACCTCGGCTCTCTCCGTTAGTATTAGTCTACTAACATTTCTTGTTTGCTAGACTTCTTCTCCGTTAGGAGTTGTTTCTCAGTCTTAGCTTTTACTGCTATTTTCTTAGGCTGTTTGTGCTCTGGAATCAAACGCTCCAATGCTATTTTAAGCATGCCGTTAAAAATTTCAGCATCCTTGACTTCGATTTCATCGTTCAATGCAAATGTACGAGTAAACGCACGGTTTGCAATTCCTTTGAAGAGGAAGCTTTCACTTTCCGAGTCGTTTGCAATGTTACCACGAACAACTAATTTACCATCATTCATTTCAATATCAATGTCTTGCTGACCAAAACCAGCAACGGCAATTTCAATGGTATAGTGATTATCATCATTCTTACGAATGTTGTATGGAGGATAGTTAGGAATGTTCTTAGTTAAATCGTCGTGTAGTTTTTGCAAGTTGTTAAACTGCTCATCAAACCCGATGAAAAAACGGTCGAAGTCTTTCCCAAGGAATTGTGGTATTAGAGTCATAGCCGTCTCCTTACTTAGTAGCGAATGCTTTTTTAACATCGAAGGAAGCAGCGGATGTTCCAACGGTTGTGAAAAAATCAAAAGCCGACTTAGCAACATTCTTCGCGTAGGAAGATTGTGCGTCGATATAAGTCTTGAGAGGTTGTTTGAGTTCTTTGTTAGTTACAAATGTATCTACAAAAGAGGTTTTGGCGCCTTGAATAGCGTCGATGGTTGTGTTTATGCTTGATAACATATTGTTCTCCTTAATTAAGCGAGTTTAAAATAACTACCCCGAAGGCGTAGTAAAGATCCTGCTTACTGTTACAGGGACGCCATATCGTTGCGCCAGTACTATTATGTATACGTTCCCATCCCTGAGATATGGGTATTTATACCATTTTATTTGTCAAAAGTCAAGCAGCTTGTAGTTCTTTAAAACGATCAGCAGCGTAACTAGCAGCAAATGCTTGGGGTTTAACTAAAGGAGTCACGTTGCATGTTCCTTTAATATACCCAATTGCCTGAGAAACAACACAGCTTGAACCATGTTCTTCCTTAGGGTTGATATCGAGATGAACCTCAATATCATGCTCTACAATTTGTTCAACAAGTTCCAAATACAAAGCGGAAACTTTATATACTTCGTTCATCAAACGAATTGAAGGTCTGTTCTTTTTATGATCGTAGTCGCGTTCGCGTTCTACAGCACCAAAGATTTTACATCCATGACGTCCATTGATATGTACGACTACAGCCAAAGTGTAATCAGCATACCATTCACCTTTATGTTTAAAGCGTTCGGAGTCACATCCGATATAAATTTTAGTATTTGGACCACAACTGTCAACGAAGGCCTTAACCTTCTCCACATCTATTTTCTTATCTAGCATGATGCACTTTCAATGGAGCGGGAGACGAGTCTCGAACTCGCGACATTTACCTTGGCAAGGTAATGCTCTACCAAACTGAGCTACTCCCGCATTATTACAAATGCAGGACCGAAGCCCTGCATTATCTAGACCGCGTAGCGATCGATCATTACTGCTTTCAGCATAATTGCTTCTGGAGTAAATTGTTCTGTATCACCAGCAAGCACTGCCTTCATAATAGCTGGACTGAATCCAGATACTAGAGCAACGCCACGCTCGTCAAACTTCACAGGCACGTTGTCGTGTGCGTTCAAATTCCAGAACACGATCTTTGGAAGTTCGTATCCTGCTTCTTCAAACTTACGTCCGATCATTCTCATCGCTGAGTCGTCGAAACGAGCACAAGCGTCGAATTGCATATCAGACAAGATCAACAACATCTCTGGCATTTCGTTTTGAGGAACATTACCTTCCTTAGCAGTGCTTAGGATTTTATCCATAGCCTTAATCAAGTTAGTGTTCATCTCCCAATGCGATTTAACCATTTGTTGAGATTTCTCTACAACGTTACCTTTCAAGTGTAACAATTCTGGTTTACCTGAGAAAGTCAAGAACGTATCCTTGAATTTACCAGTGTTTTTATCTGCTAGGTATAAACCAAGAGATACAGCAACATCCATACATGAAACAGTTGAGTTCTTTCCTGCTGGGCAAGACATAGAACCTGACACGTCTACTAATGGTAAGATGTTAGCATCACCAACAAAATTCTCCAATGCTTCCCATTGTTTTACAACGAGATCGAGCTCAGTTTTATTAAAGCGGCCATGAGCAACGCCTTTCAAAACATCGTATGGGTATACGGCTCCAGCATTAACCTTAACTTCAGGATTGTCTCCCTTAACCAAGGCTGCAACATACTTCGCATACTCTTGAGTATTACGATAGAATGCTTTCTTGTAACGAGCTGCCGCTACAGATGGTACGTGAGAGAAGTTAATCTCATCCCAGTTCTTTGCACACATATCTTGCTCAACGACCTTAGTCAATTCAACAAGAGACTTACGATAGAACTTTGGAGTCATGCCAAAGAAGTTACGGATCTCAACCGCTTGTGGTCCTTGACGAGGAGTCCACTTAGCAGCCAAACCATTCTTAGCTCGCAGAGCGTCACCAAGCATAGTATAAGCCTTAGCTTTTAGTGGATCAGTCTTGAAGATCAAAACGTCATCCCAACGACCAACTTCTGGAACTTTCGCTAGCAATTTTTCAGCCAACTCAGGACGGTTAACTTCTAAGTGACGCATGATCTGACGGAACAGTTCACGCTCACCAGCACCACCACGAGCATCACGAAGCCACAAGGCGATACGCAATGCTACATCTTCGTTTTCTACCAAAGCAGCAACGAAGTCAGCAGTAATATCTTTACCACGAGATGCACCAGACTTGAAGAACAAGTCCACACATGCAGACGCAGTGTTTTTACGTGCTAGCATGCCGTTAGTTGTGCGAGCAGATTGATTTACAACGGCGTTAACAAAAGTGTTCATACTTTTCCTTTCAACAGGTTCAACTTTTTCAAATTTGCAGTTTGATTTTGGAATTTGCTGAACTGAACCTAAATTTAAAACAACAGAATAGTTTTTCTACTTTTTGTTTTAAGTGAGATGCTCGAAACTCACTTCGATGGTGTAGGGCGAGCCCTAGCACTACCAGCCGCGGGTATTAATCCGCAAGAGGTTTGCTGTAACTATTCTATAACCAGTGTCTATTATATTAGACAATAAACAAAAAGACAACAGACTGGACATCATCGAGGGAATCTCTTTCCTCACCCAGATTCGGGGCTGGTTTTCGGCCCGAAGGCCTGGCAGATTGTTGGTATGCTGGAACCAGTCTATAAAAAAATAACGGGATGATCGGGTTAGTGTTAACTTGGTTTCACGAAACCTCAGTGCTCCTTTCGGCATATCCCCACTGTAACGAATCGACATTCTTATCGACCAATATATCCAGTTCTCTGGCATAGATTTACTTTAAGTTTTCTCTCTAGAGGAGTATCTCGTCCTCGTTCTAGTTGATTAGAATATGCTGTAGTCATCCCTTTAACGTAAACTATACATCATTAATAGACTAAAGACAA